TTGCTGCGAGATAGCAATACCATCACCTACGATACCAACCTGTGCCCCCATAAGGACAGCAGCTGGTCCAGCAGTCTGTACCCAACAGAAGTAATCTGCTGTTACAGGTGCAGTGGTTACACCGACAACTCCTGTAGTTGGAGTACCGTTACCGTCAACAATATGTATGTCCTTGTAAGGACTGTACATTACCCCAAATAGAGAAGATGTTGTTAATGCGGTTACAAGTCCATCTGGCTCATCAATAGTAATCGAAAGTCCAGCTGCGCTGGATACAGCAGTATTGGACTTAATCCTGTATATCTCACCTTCGGCAGGACCATCATTGAAATATACATATGCGTCTTTGTACTGGTCTTTAGTTACAGTAAGAGAAGTAGTGGTAGTAAACGAGGTTGCTCCTGCGGATGCAGCAGCAGATACCAAGTCCATGTCATGTGCTGCTACAGCAGCTATACCATTTACTACGTTACCGCCACGTGCAATAGCAGTATTACTGGCTTCAGCATAGTAGAACACTCTACCATCTGGAGTGGTTGCCCTCGTACCTAGCTTATGCCTCTGGTCAGAAGTCTCTCGCTTCTCCATTCCATAGGCTAAATTTACCGATAATGGGAATGCCATGTCTGAACCTCCTTAAAGGTCACTTGTTTGAGCAGGCTCTAAGTCCTGCGTTCCCTGATGCGTCTTCATATGAACACGCAACCTTGATAGTGCCCCGGCTTTGGTCAGTGCATGAACCTTTTCACCACAGTCCTGACAGACCACAAATTCCTCTGGCTCTGCCTTCTCTGGTTCTGTAGAAACCTCGACATTAACCTTCCGTGCAACACACCACCTGCATTCACAGGTATCGCTAGGCAGGTAAGGGAACATTCCCAACCTAGACTTTTTCAACACATAATCAGGGCTTCCCGGTACACCCTTTATAGCAGAGCCTACCGGGAAAACCTCGTTTCCTTGTATATCCAGACCGGGAGCATGGCGATACAGGGTTGTCTTGGGTTGCCACTCATCGACATACTCCCAAGAGAATCCCTGCGCCACCAACTCCTGACGCATCCTCTGTCTATCACTCAGATTAACCATCTAGTCCTCCTATTGGTGTACACCAATACTAGATTAGGCACTGGTAGAAGGAGCAGCTGCATCATATGTAAGCGGTGCTCCCCTACTGTCATCAAGTTCAAATACTCCATAGTCAGCAGTCATTACCAACTCAGTTGCCCGAAGAGACGCATCTCTCTGTCTCTCTGTTCTGGTGTCTACAGACTTGAGAACAGCAAGGGCTGACTTGTCAGCTATAACACCAACAGCATCATCACTGGAGTCAACTGAAAGATTTCCGTCTTCAAAGATGGGAACTCCATTAAGTGGTCGTAACCCACTGAAGAAGTTTCCAAGTAAATCTTCAGACCATCCAGCAGGAACAGGATATGTCGAAGATGCTGTCACCGCAGTGTTAGCTATATCGAATACCGCATTCGGGTGTTGGAGTATGTAGGTCTGTGATCCAAACTTGTTAGCCTTGGTGTAGGCAATTGCTCCAGCTACATTAGCTAAACTCATTGTTGCAGCTGCAGCACCAAGTGTAGTGCCACCATTAAGACCAGAGTACAGAGCGTGTACATCTGTATCTTTCTTTCGTGCCATACCGTCACCAAGCTGACGACCAACAATGCTCATAACATTATCAGCTGCCTGCCTGACTAGCTTGTCAGTTAGGATGACCTTGGCTCCAACCTCTGCTGCCGTGAGGTCAACAGTGGTCATGCCAATGTCTTCCTCATCTATGATGTCCTGACCGTCAGTGAGATCACTCATGGTCATCTGACCGACCTTGGGTACGGTCACCTGCTTTGACCCTTTGGGCAAAGAGAACGACTCTATAAGAGCCATTGCAGGAGCGTTATGCTCCTCTGTGTACCTCGCAGCTGCGAGGATGATTCTCTGGGCATTTTCTAGATTCCCAGTTGTTGCTGTCTGAGCCATAAGTTACCCCCTTGGCTTACTAGATACCTAATACTCTTTTAGCAGCAGCCACCGCATTTGGTGATCTGTCTCCAGCATTATAGCGATCTAACCAGTTTCCGTCACTAGATGCTACTTCAGGTGCGCCCTGAGAATTATCGAATTGTTGGGCTGGCACCTGTGCTTTTCTTAATGTGGCAAGTTCATTTTCCATCTTACGTCTTTCCACTATCTCCTTGGCAAGGGCTTCCATGATCTCTGGACTCTCTGCTTGCTTGAGTACAGGAAGATCAGCAATCGTAAGATTGTATTGGTTGGCAAAATGCTCTGCTGCATTCTGCTTTGCAACAATATGTTGTCCGTATGAATCAGCCTGTTTCATCAAGTCCTGCTGTGCAGTCTGACCCTGTACATACTGTCGTGCCTGCTGTTGTGCTTCTTCAGGATTGGCACCCTGGGATTCAAGATGCTGTCTGATCCGTGCCTCTTCCTGTTGAACAGCTGCCCTCTGTCTTACCTGCTCATACTCAGCAGCCTGTCTCTGTAGTTCAGCTATGTGCTGATCTGACATCTGTTGCTGTGGTTGCTGTGGTTGCTGTTCAGGAACAACAGGTTCTTCTGCTGCAGGCTCTTCTGCTACTGGTTGTTCTGGTTCTGGAACAGGAGTCTCAACAACAGGTTCTGATATATCTATATCAGGAACACTGTTCAACCTGTCCACTTCAGATATAAGTGGATTTATATCAGGTTGAAATTCATCGGCACCTGTATCTGCCTCTGGCAATGGTTCCTGTACTGGTTCTACCTGTGGTTCTTCGTTCTTACTTACCATGATGTCCTCCTTATCTTGGTAACTTCCTTATTGACCCCGGTTGCTTTCCATAGTGTTTATAAAAATAGGGAGCATTAGATATTCTATACGGAGTGTTATGAAACCACCTGATTAGAATCTTATCCACCCTGTCATTTGCAATAGCAACCTTGTACCTGTGTGATGCTCTTGTTGATTCCATCACCTCAATGACATTCTTTACTGACCATCTATTTGAAGCCTTCATTCTTGCCCTCTCTTCTGGAGAAGACGCAAGATATGTAGACCAGACACTCCATGCCGACTCCCCACCAGACGCAAGGTCTTCTCCGTGTCTTCTCTGCAGAGAGTTCATCTGTTTAAGGAAGTTGTCCTCAACATATACTATCGCTCCACTTGCGATATTAGACTTCTCATAGTCGATCATCGGACCATCCTGCCAGTAGTTCATCTTTTTAAGATAATCAATACTCTCCTTGTACTCCTGTACCAGATGATGCTGACCGGGATGGTCAAACTTCAGTCTCTCATCCTGCCATCTCTGGAACAGATCACTTAAACCACCTGTCTCCATTCTTTCAGGATCGTCCCATCCTGCCATTTCCTTATCCCAAGCATCATTGAACGTGTCCCAGTTTACCTCTCCTCTCTCGTCCTTATTATCTTCCCTAGTCTTGTGCCACTGCCATATAGCCCACTCCAAGGGGGCACTAGCCCTGTCAGGCTCTTCCTTCCACTCTTCCATCTCCATGAGAACAAACGGATCGTGTTTGTATGTCTTCTCGATCTGTTGCATTCTTATGATATGTGCCCTGTCATCCTGTCTTTTGGCTGTCTTGTACTCTGTTGGCGACCAAGCTATCTTCTCTGGAAAAGGCTTAATGTCATACAGCATATGAGCAAACAACTCAGCTGTTTTTACATGGGCACGGTCCTGTTCTTTTCTTGACTCTCGTATCTCATAGAGCATCTTGCCAGTACTGTCGTAGTGATCCTCGTACCCTTCTTCTTGCCTCAACATTAACTCTTTAACTTCAATCACATTATCGGCATGGTTCATAAGCTGGGGAAGAAGAATACGGTACAGGGGATGTTCCTGAAACTCTTTCCATGTTTTAATAATCATAGGAGAACCGTCTTCATTCTCTTCATATCCGGGGAAATCTCCCTTCCCGAACAGCTTCTTGACCATCTGGTCCTTTATAGCGTTATTGGTAGGAGCCTTAACATTCCATCCCAAAGCCTGTACTACCTGTGCCCTTGCACCAATCCTAGTTTCATATGCAGGAAGAATATCGCTGAGTTTTGCGCCGGGAGCGATCAGTGTACCAAGTCGTGATGTTACTGTTGGCATCGCCTTGTCTCCCCACTTTGCCTGTGCAAGTCCAACTGCCAACTGTCCCGAACCAATAGGACCAAAGAGGTCATATATACCCTGTAATTGTTTCTGTAGGAAACCGAACTTGGCTATGTCCCTACCCCTGAAATCTTTTTCTAACATCTGGCTGAGAATCCACCTTGGTGTAGTTCCAATCCTACTGTTGATACCACCAAGAATTGGCAGTCCAAATCCACCGTCCAGCATTCGGAAGGTAAAGTCAAACTGTCCCATAAGATCAAGCATGGCTAGGTCACCAGACCTAGTTGGAAAGGGTATGGCAGGAGATAGGAATTCAGGGTTATATCCATAGCCCAGCTTAGACCAACCACTACGAACATAAGGGAAGTATCGTTTAGTAGGTAGTCCTTCGCCCCAGTCAACTCCAGTGACTGCACCATCTTCATCTCTCTTGAGATCAGTTGTGGTCATAAAATGAATTAGATTACCAACAAGTGCAAAGAAGGTAAGTGCCCCTGCATTCTGATATATCCAGAATGGGGCATCAGTAGTTCCCTTTGGTGCGCCCTGACGCATAGTGCCGGGACGTAACCTCGCAGGAATCATTCCTGTCGTCTGCCGTGCGAAGGCTTCCTGCTCTGAAACAGAGAATAGAAACCTCTTTAGAAAATCCCTTGTCCAGCCTTTAATAACGCTCTGTTCCGCAGGAATTGTTGACCACTTGATGTTGGCTCTTAATACAGCCATTGCCATAATCTGATCAGGGTTGAGATCGGGATGAATCCTGCGCATTAGGGGTACGAGATTATACCTAACATCGTGCATGATAGCTGCAGGATACAAGCCATTGAACAGACCTGTACGCATATAATCTTCCAGCTGGGCTACCACTCTGCCAGCATAACGCACAGGGGCACTGGCACCATGGGCTACTTTCCGTGCTATTCCTAACTCTTCAGCAACAGAATTCAGTATCTTGATTCCTTCCTCAGAATCAAAAATAGTAAGGTCAGTATCGTGTAAACCATTCCAGAATGTATTAGACCAGTTGTAGGCAGCTGCATCAGGATCAGGATCATTGGGAAACCATGGTGTCTTATCGTTTCTCATCCTCTTCAGTTCAGCCTGATAGTTCTTGGAAAAGAAGCCTCGTCCCATTTCATACCAGTGCTTAGGCACACGTGCTGTATGTCCAAACGCAGCTACAAGATCCGTAAATCCTTCATCGATATCTCCCTGTCCAAGATGCTTCATACCAAGATGCAGCCTGTGAAGGGCAGCACCATACCCTGAACCACCAGCCCTGCCAACAAAGTCTATCTGCTGGAACAGGCTAGCCATCAGCTGCGCCCTCTTGGGAATGAAGATGAGGTCATCCATCTTCCACTTTCTTCCCATAAATTCAGGAGTTTCCTTTCTCATAAGCTGTACAAAGTTATGACGAGGAGCAAACATATCTTCCAAGCTGTTAGCCACTTCCTTGGGAAACATCCATGTATGCGCTCTTGGTGTTGCGTGTTGCTCAGCAGCTTCTTTGGGAATTATAGAAACACCATTCTCGTCCAGATGGTCAAACTTTCTTGACACACCCCTGAACTTATCCCCCTTCAGTGCAGGACCAGCATTGAGAACTTGTTTCCAGCCATTCTCTATAAGTTCTGCATAATCACGGTCATTTATGTCAACAAGTTTAGCCATATCCAGTTCAGGAGATTTCAGAATTTCCAGTAGCTGTACCTGCATTCTCTGTTGTAACCCGATACGAGAAGACAACATAGCCTGTTCATAAGGATTCCAGTAGATAGGTCTTAATCCAAGTTCCTGTAGTTCAACCCAATCCTTCTTAACCCTAGACATCTCGATAGGCTTGGCACGACCCAGCTTTGATAGGTTGTTGTAGTGAGCCTGTACGGATATTCCTTCTTCTGGAATAACTCCTCTAAAGAAGTACTGTTCAGGAGAGTTGAGATCAAACTCCATTAACCGAAAGGATTCATCATTTCTTCGTAGGTTCTCTTCCCAGTCAGCTAGCTTACGAAGGTTATGGTACTGTCGTACCGCATCATCTCCACCTACCATTCTTAACTGTGGTAACACGCTCTCGTCATGTAGGGCATTGAATAACAG